TTCGTGCCTGCCCTGGCAGCGTGGCCGTCTGCGCGCACTCAAACCGCTCCGACGGCCACGATCCCGCTGGCGCCCAGGACGCCGCTAAACTAACATTGCAACTGGACCACTCGATGGGGGCAGGTCAGTCTCGTCAAAACCCGCCGCAGCACGTTTCTCGCGGTCGCTTTCGGCAATTCGGCTAGGGCTCTGTCGAGCTCGCGCAAGCCCTCGATCCGGACGAGCTCCCGCGCCATCAATCTTGTATGTCGCTCCGGGCCGAGGCCGTGATTTCGAGCCCCTCGCGCCTGCCGATCTCTTTGACGGCAGCGATGCCGTAGAGGCGCCCGTCGAAGCGGACGCGGTCCCTGGGGTCGACATCGCTCAACGCTCGCGACCACCGGATGCGGAAGCGCGTGGTGATCTCGGCGCCGATCTCCTGCGCGGCCGAACGCTCGCTGTCGCTTACATCGGCGCGCGAAGCCCACACCGTGGCAAGCGGCCCCCAAGTCTTGACCGGGTTGTTGAAGGCGTCACGCATCTCGGTGCAGCGCTCGATGGTGATGCGCCGGTCGAGATCGCCTGCCTGCAAGGCCATGTTCAGAGGCTCGCGCGTGAGGGATAGCGGTAATTCACCAGGAGTTCGGCAATAGCCATGGGAAGTTCCACCGGGGACTGCCCCATAACGACCCCCTCCCGGTTGGTAAACCAGTGACCCACAACAAAGAGAATGATCTGCTTGATCGGTTCGGGCACGCTGTCGGCAGTGCCGTAACCGGCAACGATGGTAATGCGCACGGCATCCCGACGCGCGTAAGTCCCGGGCCAGGCGCCTTCCGTATCGGCGAGAGCGAGGAACGGTCCGAGAGCGTCCTCATGCAGCCCGTATTTTGCCGGGTCAAAGGTCTGCTCGACATTCTCTGCGGCCGAGTACTTGACCGTGACCGACTGCACCGGGCCGAAGGGCAGGTCGAGCCGGGGGTCGCAAGGAAACCGATCGAAATCGACCCGCCAAGTCTGGGTGATCAGGCATCTCCCGAGCTCCCCATTCCAGCCGTCGAGCTTTTCCGTCGCTGCCGCGATCAGAAAGGCGATGCGCGAGTTGCTGTCGCCGTCGTCGACATGCAGATGATCCTTGGCTTCCGCCAAGGTGACCGGATATCCCGCCGGCGGCGTTATGCGCACCGGCTCGAGCATAAGCGGCCGCATTGAAAGTCCCTTTTTATGGATTGTAGGCTTGAGAAACTCAGTCGGTTGAAAAGGCAAGCCCGCTTGGCGTGCTCACGGGGTTTGCTTCGCGACTATTGATTTTTGGCTTCAACCTGTTTATCAGTCCCCAAGACGGAGAAACCGAATGAAACAGGCTGGCCTGGGTGCAGCACTCATCGTCCTCTCGCTTGCACTGACCACGAGTACGGTATTGGCCACTGAGCCGAGCATGGGGACCCGTCCCAACGCCAGAGACCTTGGAATTTGGAAGTCATATTCGCCCAAAGGTTTGCACGGCGAGTTTCACAATTATGATCCCGTGGGGCTTATGGCTGGCGCTCTGATCCATACCGATTGCTCCATCAACTGGACCGATCCGGACAACGGCAAGACCTACTGTTTCAACAGCGCTACGTCCCAGGTTTACTTTGCGAATTGGCCGAAGACGTACGCGGCCAAGGCGGCGGAGGCTCTGGGAAAAATGAAGGAAGAAGCCCCGACGCAGTAAGCGGAGACCACTCCCATCGCCCTGTGCAGTTTCCGAAGGCTCTCCCAAAAGGAGGGCCTTTTTCATTACCCCGGTGATTCGGCATTACAATTGTCGTTAAGCCGTGCCTTCGGCCGGGCTCGCGTGGGTCTCGGCCGCGATCACCGTCGCGTCTTGCGTCACCGGCTCGGTGTCGGCGCGATAGAGCTCGCAAAGCGCAAAGTCGATTGCCGAATTCTGCGTGGCCCGGCTGGTGACGAGGCGGAGGTAGCGCTTTTGCGGGCGGAACAAATCGACAATCGCCACCTTGTTGTCGCCCGTGTCGGCGACAATGACCTTCGATCCGGCGAGATCCTCGGCGTCCGATAGATTGGGCTCGGCGCCTTGCTGCAGCTTGATCGCGGTTAAGGCACCAGCGGTGATCGCTCCGAAGCCGACCACGAACCGCAGGCGCCGGTCGAAGTCATTCGGCGCCAGGAAAAGATACGCCCCCCACCCTTGGTCGGGTCTCTGGTGGCTGCCACCGACCACCGTTGCTGTGGACCATTCGCTTGACGGAGAGTTTTTGGTATTTGGTATCTTTCGGCGACTGGCTCGAGCGCCAGCGGCACCTCCCAGGTCTATTTCCAGGACTGGCCTAAAACCAATATTCGAAAGGCAAGCGAGGCCTACGAAAGACTAGTGTATCCAAAACCAGGCTCTTGAGTGCGCTTGCACAGGAGTTGCCCGTGAGAGACATGCAGCTAATTTATGCGTCGAGGCCTTTCGGTTACGACGAGCTAAGCTTGGCCGGCATTCTGTTACAGGCAAGGCAGAATAACGCACGCAACGGCATCACCGGGGCGTTGATTTGCCGTGAAGATTTGTTTCTGCAGATGCTTGAGGGTCGACGCGATGTCGTAACCTCTACCTTCGCACGTATTTTGCGCGATGAGCGCCATGTCGATGTTGTGAACCTCTTGTCCACCGACATCGATAACCGACTATTTCCCGAATGGTCCATGCGACACGATCCGGCTCGAAGCTGGATGTGGACGCCCGAAGAGGTGGCAAAGGGAGCAATCGGCAGGGCTTCAGATCAAGAAATACGCGGCATCTTTGAGAGATTGGCAAAGGAGCCGCCCGGCAGGCTCTGATTACCTTCTGACGCTTAAAAGCGCTCCTGATTTAGCTCCCCAATAATTTTAATCCGAGTTTGCCTCCACAGGCCACCCATCCGCACCGACGGCCACGAACCGTCCCCGCTCATGCGACTGCTTGATGCTGTTGTGACATCGCGCGCATAGCGATTGCAGATTGCCGCGATCGAAGAACAGCGCGGCATTGCCTCGGTGCGCCTTGATGTGATCGACGTGGCCGGCTGCAACATGCTCTCCCCTTGCCTCGTGCATGCGACACCAGGGCTCGCGTGTCAGATGCTCGGCTCGGAGCTTCCGCCATGCGGAGGTCCGGTAAAGCGCTCGGCACGGCCGATCGACCCCGCGCTTTTGCGTTGCAGGCATGCATTCCGGGGCTGACGCGTTGTTTCTCGAGTGGACGGGCTCGCGCCGCACGCGCCTCGCCTGAGCTTGGCGACGAACCTAGTCTTTCAGAGCGGAATTGTCCGCTGCAAAAATGTGCGCGCACATTTTTCTCTCTGCTTCGCTCGCGTTGGGCGACCTATTCGAGCGGTTCCGGGTCCCACGTAAGAACGATCTCACCTGCGCTAGTTTCAAACCGGACTTCCGTAAAGTCGCACGGATTACCGGCGTCGACGCAAGTTGCCATGAACTTGTCCCGGGGCTTCATGTGCGTTATCGAATTGTACACCGAGCAGGAACATGCACCCTTGTTCGCCGTAATTCTTGTGATGGTGAGATCGTCGACTTTAGTCACGCAGGACATGACGTAATTTCCACGGACGGCCAAACTCATCGGGTTGGGCACTTCTTTGACGCAAGATAGGGACTTGTCATCAGAGCCAGCCGTTGCGCCACCGGCAAACCCGAACAACAGCCCCAAAAAGACCAGCAAAACCTTCTTGTTCATTCGTGTTCCAATGCCCCTTGTGCCGTCCAACAAGCGTTATTCGTGTTCTGCATATCAGCCCTGAAGGCCCTCAGCGTCCGCACGCGCCTCTCGCGAGCATAGCGACGAAACCTAGCGACATCAGGCCGATTTGTCCGCTCGAAAATGTGCGCGTATATTACTGTCTCTCAAGGCCCGGCTGTTCATGGCCTTCCTCCAAGCGACTCAGGTTCGATGCGTAGGCGCACTCGCGCCCGTGGATGTCGTTGTCAACTGTTAGCATTTTCGACGTCTGATCGCTGCTGTGCCAAATGTCCCAGAGCACGTCGGCCGCGCCTCTTGTCACCCGCTGGAATTCGGGGTCGCAGTGCTGAACGTGGGGCAATGCTGCCGGATAGGTGGTCTGCTCCTTGAAGCCGAATGAGCGCAGCGTGAAAAGCCCGTGCGCCAGTTCATGCCCCAAGGCCCACAGCACGAAAAGGGGGTCTTCGTACTGCACCGTGTCTGCAGCTATCTCGACAGAGAACGGGTCGTCGGGGGCGTCCGGTGTCGGGAATACGAAGACGCTGTATTTGTTCGATCGGAGCGCGCCTACGAAGACCGGGGGTGGAGCTAGGGCCAGGGGCGCATTCACCTGTTGCTTCATCCAGCACCACACGCGATTGGCGCTATCCAGGTCTATCCCTGCCGGAAGCGTCTGGAAGTCTCCCTCGGCGGGGCAAGGCGATACTCGTCCTGGAGGTTCAGCTGCCGCCGTTGTTACGAAAAACGCACCGGCGAGCAGCAGTATGGTAGTAAAGCGCCGCATTGATCCTCCCCCACTGAAGTGGTCCGACTCGGAGTATGGCTTTTGGCCTGAGGAGGACCAGGGAATGGGAAGGAAGCGACACAAGCCGGAAGAGATCATCGCCAAGCTACGGCAGGTTGACGTGCTTACGGCGCAGGGAGCGCCTGTTGCCGAAGCGATCCGGTCGATCGGCGTCACCGAGGTTAC